ATTAACTCTCATCGCAGAATTTGTGTTGGTGACGATTTTAATAGTCGAAATTATAATATTTCACAATAATAAGGAGGACTAAAAATGGCAGAAATCGTATCTGTACCTGCAATCGTAGTTATTTGCTACTTGATTGGTATGGGCTGTAAGGCAGTAGGCAACGACCAATTTGATAAGTTTATCCCCACTATATGCGGTGTGTGTGGTGCAATCCTTGGACTTGTTACTTTTATGACAATTCCTGATTTTATCGTTGGTGATAATTGGCTTAGTGCAGTTGCAACAGGCATCGTGTCAGGTCTCGCGGCAACAGGTATTAACCAAATCTACAAGCAACTTAAATCGTAAGGAGAAACGCTATGGCAACATGGTCTCCGTTAACTGACAAAATTAAAGAAAGTCCTGATAACTCAGGTCAGAGATGGTATGCTGTTACAAGAATTACTCCGCATTGTTGGGTAGGTCAAGTATCGGTTGAGAATGGACTTGACTATTTTTACAACACAGAGAGACAGGTATCATCTAACTATATTATAGGTACAGATGGTCGTGTTGGCGGTTGTGTGCGTGAAGAGTGGAGAGCATGGACTTCTTCATCAAAAGATAATGACAATCGTGCAATTACCATTGAATGCGCGTCTGACGCTAAATCACCATACGCTTTTAACAGTGCTGTATATGGCAAGTTAGTTAAACTCTGCGTAGACATCTGCAAGCGTTATGGAAAAAAGAAACTGCTGTGGATTAGTGATAAGAGCAAGGCACTTTCTTACTCAGTAAAAGATGATGAAATGCTTTTAACTGTACACAGATGGTTTGCTGACACAGATTGTCCTGGCTCTTGGTTGATGGGTAAGATGGGAGACCTTGCAAGTGTTGTAACTGCTCAGTTATCTGGTGGTACAAAAGATACTTACACCGTAACAACTAATGGAGATGCTCTTAGACTCCGTAAGGAACCCACAACCAAATCAGAGCAAGTTGGTTATATTGATAACGGTGATGAGATTACATCTAAGGTTGTTGTTGAGGGTGAAGATATTGGTGGTGTAAATACTTGGGTTCAGTATAACGGTGGCTATGCTAGTGGTAAGTATCTTACACCGACACCTGAAGTTAAACCGCAACCTAAAATGGTTACTGTTGAACTTCCTGTATTAGAGTTAGGCTCTGAGGGCGGAGAAGTTCTCACCATTCAGGCTCTTCTTAACGAAATAGGATTCAAGGGCAAGAATGGAAAAAGACTCACATACGACGGCATATACGGAGAAAACGTACAGTATGCAGTCACAGAATATCAAAAGGCACGCAATCTTAAGGTTACAGGTATTTGTGATTACGAGACATGGAATCGCATCTTAAAGTAAACTCCGTTCTAACGTGAAATGAAGATTTATGACTTTGTATCTTGGGAATTGGACAAGTTCAGAAATGAGTGCAACTTCACGTCTGACGAACTATGTTATTTTAATTTAAGAGCAAAGCATTACAGTAATCTTCAAATCGCAATAGAGATGAATGTATCTGAGGGTACAGTTGCTGTACTTTCAAAGCGAGTAAGAACAAAGATTTTAAAAGTAATTGACAGAATGTAAAAATAGCCCCACAGAAACGCTCTGTGGGGTTTACTTATTCTCCTCTGAGTTTCTTTATTGCCCGTGCAAGCGCAACGTCATACACGGCTTGTGTGAGGATTTTACCGCTACGTCTTCCTAAACAAATATACTGAGAACTTTCCAATATCTGAGCACATTGTTCATCCGTCATTTCTGACAGCATAGCGTCTACGGTCATAGCAATTTGATTAGGTTCAAATCCGTCACAACGTCTCTCTGAATACACATTAATATGCGTATAATATTTATCGCAAATATTAGAGCCTAGATTAACTCCGTCATACCCATTGTAAGCACAATATTTACAACCCTGCTTCATTGCTTATCCCTCTCTGTTAGTCTCTTTGCTAATTCATCAAAATCACTTATGTCGTTGTCACTCATTATTTTTACAACTTTGTCTATGACATTTTCTGTGAAGTTTTTAAATGTACAATTCTCACAATGGACATAAGGTAAAATTGATGGTGCTTCATTAACAACGATTCTAGCCATCCCGCTATTTATTGAATAGTCTATGTGATGCTCTATACAGAATTCTTTTGAGTACTGATGTGCCATAAGTTCTTTAAGAACATATTCACGGCTGACTAAATCATCATTGGACTTGGTAGCAGGATAAACGGTTTCAGCCTCGTTAATAATGTTAATTATATCACCACGGCAGAATATACCTTTATAGTAATCAAACTGCTCTTTTAATTTATCTGCATCAATCAATCTCATTCTTCTTTACCTCTCATATCTGCACCGCAATGAGGACATTTCTCATAGTAAATCGTATCTGACCATTTCAAGCACCACCGCTTACACTTCGGACATTGACATTCGACCACGTTCGCTCTCCACCTAAGTATTGTCCCACAAGAAACGATATGGTTGTTTATCCACTTACTCATTCTGCACCGCCTTTTTGTCTTTTTGCGTCATTTAATCCTGCGGAATATCCTGCCTCATATCCATCACAATCTTTGCAATTAACCGCAACTGTCGGGGCATTGTCGATAATAGTCATAATTGCGCATTCACCTAAATATTCATTTTCAGCATATTGGTCATCTGCATAACTCTTTATGGCTTTCTTCAAAGCCTCTGCGTCAATTGTTCTCATATGTTGCTCGCTTTCTTAATTTACTTTAATTTCTCCGTTAAGTATTGCTAATACAAGACGCTGTGAATGACCATTCTTACAGGCTTCGATTGCTTTATCTAATGCCTTGTCTTCTTGTCGCGTAGACACACTCTTAAGGTCATATAACTGCTTAATTAAGTCTTCGTTGTTCATACGCAACCTCTTGTATCATCGTACCTTTTATGCTTCCAAGTCACTGTTTTTGTTCTCCTTTTCCGCAAACATGTTCTCCGTAGTATACCCAATTCTTCTCCTCAGGCTTAACACAGTAATACCTGTCATGCTTTGCATCAACTGCAATACTGTATCTGCATTGCTTACAAGAGACCCCTTGCGGTCTATATTTAGTCTTTATTAGTCTTGGCTTCTTTTGTCGCATTTTCTGCCTCTTTCCGCATATCTGCTCCGCACTTGCAACAGAAGTTCAAATCTGTTCCTGCTAATTCTTTTCCACAAAAAGGGCATTTGACATTATTTCCGTACCGCTCATTTTTGACGATTATCCACTCGCCTTGTGGTCTTTCACAAGGACTTTCAATACAAGGCTGTTTTACTTCGCCATCGGATAGATATGGACATATTGGATTAACTGTCGGCGTCTCGTCAATCATTTGAATAAAGCCTTTACGTTCAACCGCTTGCGCTGAATAAGTCCTATAGAATGGAGAACTTGCAGGAGTGTCCTCTATTCTTTTTATTGAAAGGTCTCTGAGTTTGGTCATTTCGTCTTTTAATGCGTCTGCATTAATTAGCCTCATTCCGCACCGCCTTTCAGGCTTGTGCTTGCACATTTACCCTTTGATACACAACTCTCGCACCACTTCGGATTGTTTCCGCAAACTGCCGGGGCACTGTCGATTAACCGCTCTGTCCTTGTTAAATCATCAATATCATTGTACTGTGTTACTTCTATTGCCTCTTTCAAAGCCTCACGGCTAATTAAATCACCTGACGTTAAATTAACTCTTCTTTGTAACTCTTCAATACATGCACTCCAAATATCTCTATAATATCCGTCACACCCTATCTGCTCTAACTGTTCAAAAATTTCAGCATTTGAAAAATTATGTATATTTGCAATCCATTCGCTGTCTGTCATCTTTTATCTCTCCATTTCTGCGCCGCATTTAAAGCAATAATCCATCTCAGTGCTTGCTATTTTGCTTACTCTGCAACCACACCTTGAACAGAAAACAGCATGACTTCCATCAGGGTGCCACTTTGCTCTAAATACAGGCTTAAATTCAACATCTCCAATAGTTTTCCTTAAATCTACTTCTTGGTTTAAATCCGTATCAAGTAACATCTCAATCAATTCTTTATTAGTCATATTAATCTCCGTTTTCAACATAGTTATAACAGTATGGTGATTTTGGTGACGGCGGATTTGTGCAAACACCTGCAAGGTTATAAAGACACTCATGCCTAACACATATACATTCAGGCGCGTCTTTTCTTATCTCCATTCCTTTTTCGTCTTCTATCTCCTCATCTGTCTTTACTCGCTTTCCGCAATCAGGACAAAACTTAGATTGCCAATCCTGCTCTTCTCCACAATAAGGACAAACATAGTGCTCACAGTTTCCGAAGTCTACTATAGTTTTCCACTTACGTATCTTTTTCATCTTCTCCACCTGTCTCGCATCTGTTTTCTATCTTCTCGTATACTCTTAAATATATACAAGATGATAAACAGCGCAATTCCAAAAATAATTAATGCAACACTTGCATAGACCGCAAAAACACCTATTCCAACATTTACAACCTTGTCAATAATTGTGATTAACTCATCCATTTAGTCTGTTATCCTTTCCGCATATCGCGTCTTATTCGCAGTACTGATATTAAAATGACAATCAAAATTGTACGTTCAATAATAATATTGATTGTATCAATGATATGTATTACTGTACTATCCATTCAAGTTATCCTTTCTTATCATCGGGATTCTCCTCTTGCTTATACTCACATTCAACCCGTATCGGGATATGTAGTGATACATCAGGGTAGTTAAATCTGCATACTTTTTTATGAATACAAGTACGACAATTTTCCTGTGCCTTTGCTATAT